GAGCTTTAACAGCGTGGTATTGATATGCGCTTCAAAACGAGAACAATCAAGTGAGATGCAAACAGGATCAGAAAATGTGTTCCAAATATCACGTATGTCATCGGCTCTTTGACAGAGATCTCGTCGCTTGGCCAAAAACCTATAATTCATGCCAAGAACCGGTCTGTCACTCAACAAACGCTCATACCATGCGTCTTCAACAGGACGAATAAACCGACCTAACTCTGACGCACAGGAGTAATCACGAAAATTGACCACACGTGGTACCTGGAACATCTTTTCATCGGGGTTAAATTTGTGCAATTTAACAAATGAGGTCACGTGCCGTATGTCCTTCTCACGCCGAGACAAATACTGCCGCGAACCTCGATCATATCTGGTGTGACGAGTACCAGTATATTTAGAAACAAACTCACGAGATGAAATATCAGTCAATTTGCCGATTTCGTGAGCTATTTCGTCAAAATATGGAAACAACTCGGCAAACGCTGTACTATTCGGTTTTGGCGTTTCTTTCAAGAGACGTCCCAACAACCCAAACTCGGCATTGTGAAAGCAAGCCGAATGCATTTGGGGACAGAAAAGCCCTGGACCAGACACTCGGCAGTAGCGGACAAACCTTGTATCACAACGATACCTGTTGTCTGGCGCAGTTCGCCACAGCCGAGCTGTAGGGTCGAGCACAGCAGGGGCCGAAAGACCGCCCATGCATATGCCGTCCACCTGGACTGGACGATGAAGCACAACAGTGAGATGGTCACCCGCCACCATGTTGGCGTCTCCCAAAACCGAAAAGAATGTCTCCACACAATGGAGACCAGAACAAGGCCAAGAACAAACTCCACCCACCCAACAAACAAAACATTCCAACCATGTAAATCATCCACGCATATCTTATGCTGCGAAAAATCACGGTAAGCAGCGTGGCTCGGCCTTTCCTCAAAATGCAAGGTTGGTGAGACCAAAAGAGGTCTAAAAGACAATCGGAGAGGTGGCGAATACAAATTAACGCAATCATGCGATGGACACCTCTCCGGCAACACACACACACCATCAACACAACGCACCACTCTTTCTGAATATGGTCTCGTTGCGTCTACCCCAGGCAATGGAACCCAAAAATGAATGCCAGCTGCGGCAAAACAAGACATGACGACCAAGAGCATAAAAAACGCCAATAAAGCATTTGCTACACAAAAAGCGAAAAATCGATGCACCTTTCGTCGTGCCTTGTAAAACAACATGCCGCTAACAGCACGCTGGCGAACATTATGACGGTCGACATCCGCACTCCTCTCAACCTCCCAATCATGCATGAGCAGCCAGTCGACCGTTAAACGGACCACAGCATCGGTATGCTGGTGAGTGGCATCTGGCTGCTCACTCCGCATGAATGTTGTCCCAGCCCTGGTCCACACCTCACGTCGCTCAGCCACAGGTGTCTGGGAATAAAGAGACAATAAATGGCACAAAAGGGTGCCATTTCCACCAGCATCTTCACAGTCGGTAACTGCACGATTAAGATAATCGACTGTGCTAACTTTATGGTCCTTGAAATTGAACCATTTCAACAGAGCGCCTACAAAATTAGAAGGCGCAACAGAACCACGGTAGCGGAGCTCACTTGTCGTGTGATAAAGTATGTCTCCATACTCATCCTGAATCTCCGTCGCCGGGTTGCGCCGACTCGGCACCCAATCATCATCAAAAGGGGGGTCCCACTCTGGTGGCAGTGGCGGCCCAAAAGGTGCACCGTCAACTCTAGCGGCTACCGGCCTCAAGGGTACCCGATAGGGAAAACGATGCAATGGTGGAAGAGGAGGAGGAACTGGCACATGAGGGTGTAATTGAGGTTTCACCACTCGTGGCAATGAAGGAGGCAAAGGTGGTGGTGGGGGCACCACATGACGCAATGCAGGCTTAGCAAAGCGCCGGGGTGCAGGGGGTAAAGGTGGTGGCACCGGAACAGCAATCAAAGGTAAATTGCCATTGGCAACCGGTGCTACGGGCAAACTGCCTGCAACAGGTGCAGGCGGTGGCTGAAGTGGTGGTGAAGGTGGCAAATGAGGCGGGGGTGCTGATGGTGCAGCAGCTGGCTGCACTGCAGGTGGTAAAACATTTCCCTTTTCACCTGCAAAATTTGTGCCACACACAAGTTTAACTTCTTCCAAATCTGTGGGATGTGGCACTAAAGTTGGCAAGCCGTCTTGTTCAATCAAAATGGTCGGTCGAACGGCTTGCAGAATATCAAGCACAATCCAGGCTGTGACGTTTGTCGGAGCCCGCACCTTTCTTTTGGCCGTGACACAACCACAGTCAACATCAGGGTGCAGGTGAAAAAGACTGATCTGCTTGTTTGCGCCAAACCAGGCAAAGTGATGGGTGGTTTTTCCTTGTCTCTCTACAAGAACTGTCCCCCACACCACCTTGTCCAGTCTGTCTCTACAATACAGATCTGTCCTAATTGTTTTCGACATTGCTGCTGCGTCAAAATTGACACAGTCGCAACCGTCAGCAACCATGGCTTGCTTGAGCATACCTGTGAGCACCATGTCCAGCGGACCGAAATGACCTGATGCCTCTCCGCCAGGAGCACCAGGACGAACAACAGAAAACTTCTTTTTAACATTCTGCATGTTAAAAACCAGGCTGGGTTACGAGTAGGCCAACAGCCTTCGCCTTGCCGTGCGCCCAGTGATGAGTACAATCCCTGATCGGCAAGCCCCGACTTGACGTCTGTCCACACATTAACAGAAGCCATTTAACGTAGGCAAGCCGAACCACTTGGTTATCGCCTCGGTAGAGCTCGATACCGCCCTATTCTTCGTGACATGCAAAGGGCAACTGCGGCGTAGCTACAACGGCCTCAGCGGTTGCAGTTTCAGCTTGGCGCAGTCAGGGACGCATATCACGGTGGAACAAAAACATGTTAATGTGCAAATGGCAGTCATGCACACTAACACCGG